TTATCTTTGAAACAGTCCCAGCCAAGATCCGCTGCAACAGCACGGCTCGTCATGTTTGGATCTCCTGAAGAACTACTTTCGATGCGGCAAAGTTCTCGCCTCGCCTCGTCGCGCTCGGCAGTAAGCAAAGCTATCTTAATATCTTTTTCATCCATATATAATTTTACCTTCCTCGTTAGAGTAAACGATTCGATCAAACACATGGGAACACCAAGGCATGCAGAACTTGCACGGCTTAGACATCCCTAGCTTTCCCGTTTTGCTGAAGCGGTAGTTGTAAAGGACGAGCTTATCTTGTGGTACTTTAATCTTCCTAAACGCATCAAGCTCGGAGTGAAGGTAAGGGTACATATACCCAAACTCAACAGTCTTAGGATGTGTCTTCCAGTTGTTTGTACCAACCGCGATGAGCTGATTCTTTCTAACAATGAGAGACACATGCGCTCTGTCCCTGTTGACAGTCGTTGCGATATGTCTTGCCAAGTCATGCCAGCGTTCCATTGAGAGCCTTCCAAGATACCGGGAATCTTTTAGCACAGATCTCATCAATAAGAGTAGCGACCTGTCTGCATTCCGCCTGTGAATGAGGATCTAATCTCAGCTTGCACACACGGGCAAAGCCATAAAGAGAACCCGTCCAGTACCACTCAGTCATCATAGACTGCGGCAATACAGAACGAGCTTGCTCCGGGCATACACCATTGGCAAGTAGCAAACTATAAGTTAACATGCAGTAACGCATGGTATCTTCATATACATCCTGAGACTCAGATGGATCATCAATGATCTCATCCATAGATCCCTGCTTCTTGTTGTCAGCTTTCTTTCGCCATGCTTTGTGTGGATTCCAGAACAAAGGTTCCTTATCTACATAGCGGCGACTGACTTCGTTCCATGCAAACCCAACCTGATGCTTTTGTAATTGACGAGCAACAAAGATAGGGGCAGCAATTCTGAATTGAAGAGAACAATGAGCGAAAGGACTCCAATGATTGTGGTCGGCTAGGTACTTGATTAACTTGCAATCCTTGGCTGATAGAGTCAGCTCACGAATGCCACGCCAATCTGGTTCACTATCCCAATCACTTTCTTTATCGAAAGATACACGGGCAGCATTGACCACAGTAAGATCATCGCCCATCGTATCAATCAAATCAACTTTAATACTTCCGTACATGGTTCTCCTTTAGAAAAAAGCGGAGGGGAATTAACCCCTCCACTTTCAATTATCATTAACGGATAACACAAAGTATCCGTCTTCTCCTTTAGAGGCCCACTGCTTAGTAACATGTAGTGTAGTTATCTGAGAGTCATCGTCCCAGATCTTTCCATTCATTACATCTAAGACTGCCTTGGCAAAGTTGTCGATATCTGCCTTCGGCCATCCTCTTTCAGTGGTCTTGGGTCGCTTTACATATAGCTCTATGCTTACAGCTAGCTCTCCAGAGAGAGGGGTAAAGCCACTACCAAGAACATCATACACAATACCTATTGCTTCCTCTCGGAAATCTTTATAGGTTCCTGTGTAGTATGCGCCCCATTTACCAACCCGTGGCCGGGATGCGGCAACCGGATTGATATTAAACTTCCATTCCATTAGAAGGGAAGGTCTTCGTCCTCAGTCTCTTCGACTTCGGGCGCAGGCTTAGAAGCGACTGCGCCAACAAACCCACCATCAACAGCGTCAAACCCGCTGCTACCAGTGCCTGTCATGTTGTTGGCATTCTTCTCAACGATCTGAATACCATTCAGATACAGACTAAGACTGTTATCACGGGACACGACAGCGGGTGCAAGCTTAAGCCTGACCTTATCGCCACCGAATGGAACAGCATCAGTCTCAGCAGCCTGAGAGTCTACGCAGGGAAACTTGCCCTGCTCGACAAACACACGGCTCTTAGCCTTCAGAGTCTTAATGCCATCCTTCTCCATGATACCGTTGATCTTCTTAGCACCAGACTTCTTGAGGATGTCAGCGAGGGTCTTCTCAAGTGTCTTGGTAATCACAACAGTAATGTTATGATTGGCTGATGCCTCACCGAAAGCGGTGTCGGGCTTAAGCAGATTGCTCCACTTAACATCGACAACCTCGGTAACAAACGGCGGCATCTTCTTCATCTTCTTATTAACCATTCTTGGTTTCCTTATTCATTGACTCGGTAATCTGAGCAACCTGAGTGTTCAGGTCGTTAACGATTGCGCTTAGTGCGCTAGCCATTCCACTCAGGTAAGCAACTACGCTATCGCTACGGATTGCAGGAACCTGTTCCTGTGTTGCAGTCTGAGTTTCTGTAGTAGTATCGGACATTTTTATTATCTCCTTTCTGATAAATAGATCTTATCTATAGCCCCAACCATCGGGTGTGTTATTCAAAGTTCCATCATTTCCATGTACGGCTTGCCATCAATGACAACACCGCAACTAATCACGGGCTTCTTGATATGGTCTTCGCCATACTTCATGGCAAGATGCTTGCGGTCTACACCACAGCCGACATTCATTCCAAAGATTGCATGAAGCGGACTAACTTGCCAGTTGATTCCGGCGCAAGAATGGTGATGACCAGCAACCACAGAAATACCCATAGCTTTAGCAGTGTTAAAAGCAGGATACAAGCCGCCACCCCCAAGACCATGATAATAAAACACACCATCAATAGTGATGTTCTTAACCCATTGCCAAGCTGTGTTATAAATTTCATTGAAACCTTTCAGATAAAAGTCAGGGATACCAGCATCACCAGCAATCCTTCGCACTCTATCATCGTGGTTGCCAATCGTGACAACTAAGTTCTTAAATGAACTCTTCCACTCTTTGATGCACTCTACTGCCTGCTTGTATTCACTCACAGCACCGGGATGATCCGGGTGTTTAGTGTGGAATGAAATGCAATGGTGGTCAATGACATCACCGATATGCACAATACGATCACACTTATATTCTTTCTTTACTTCTTTGACAAAGGAAAGGTAGCCGTCAAGTACGGCAGGGAAGTGAGTATCTCCAACAACTAATACTCTACTCATTTACAATGTCTCCGTTTATAATCTTCTTTCCATTGCTGTGCTATGGATGGCATGCCATTTGGCTGTGGTGCATAGACATCAACGATACCATCAAAGTGATCTTTCTGTGTCTGATTCCATGAATCATACAGATCACCCCAACGCCAGCTCTTACCGTTAAGCATCTTGTTCGGTTTCCAGATCGTCATCTTCTTTGCTTCCTTCAATGTAAATGTTAATGTTCATGTTAGGCTGAGGAGGAATGTTCTTAAACGAGAAGTCTGTATAAGCAGCTCGTAAGAACATGTCGCTGAATTGTTCATTAGGAAACCAAAAGTAAATGTTCTTCCTTTTCTTTTTAGATGCGGCTAACTCAATGAACATTTTAACAGCTTCCTCCAAAGCACCTTCGCTATTGACACGGTAGATCTTGCCTTTCATTGGAAGAAGTACTCCGCATCTAGTACACGATTTATATTGTACGATCCAGTAGGTGGTGTCTCAGGTACATCAATACCTAGCTTTGCTGAGACTTCATCTCGCATAACATCAAGCAAATTTAATTGATGCATCTTATGAAACTCTTCGTTGGTATATGCTCTCATTAGATTAACATCGGGAGCAGGACAGCCATACGAATCATGGATCATACTGAATTGTGTAATACCTGAATCAATCATTCGTCTGACGGTAGACCACATATGACTCGCATCCAACGAGTGTATGTAGTTTGGAGAGATAGCCAGATTAACTGAAGTTCCATCAATAGATTCCTTATCGGGTGAGCCAAAGTGTAACTCTTTCATATCGAACAGCTTGGCTACCGAACGACGAGTCATAATCTCATAGTACTGGTGAACAACCTTGAATCCACAAGGCGTAGTCCACTCAACATTTTTACCCATCTCACTAGCCATATCAGCAACATGCTTAAGCCATGCCTTACCCTTGTTAGCCTCAACCAATGTACCCTTCAGGGCATCAAAGATAAAGGTAGCAAGCTCAGCCACAGCTCCAGCGATCTCTTCCTTACCTACCCAATCAAGGTGGCCTTCCGTCTTACAGTATCTGCGAATACCATAGAAGGTTACGCCATAGGGATCAGTCATCACAGCCCGTTTACAAACAGACCGATCAATCTTGTCTCCCCAATGTTCAATGAACCGGGTAGCCCACCGCCCTTTGTTTGAATCTTCATCTTTCACAGAAGCCATAGCCTCGCTCATCATATCAGCAGTATACTGATACAGATCTTCTGGCTTGGTAACACCAATAAGATTAACCTTCTTGGCTAGCACTTCGTCACGCATGAGAGCAGCCCAATGCTGCACACCATTACATGAACCATCCATTTGCACAGCAATCTGAGTAAGCCCATCGGTTCTGCATAGATCAAAGATGGCAGCAAGCCGTTGGAAACTAGGATTCTTTTTCTTCTTGTCTGATACCCATAACTTGCGGTGTTCATATGGATCGTCATTGATACGCTTGAACATATCCATGTTGTCTTCTACCCATTTGACACGCTGATCAAAGGGAACTTTGTCTTGATCAAACAGGTTAGCAACATGTACTTTCAACCAATACATACCAGTTGGTGTCTGCTTTCGTGACTCAGCAAACATAATCAGACCACGATCAAAGTCTCCTGATTGTGGAGACAACAGATCACAAGCAGCATTAGCACGACCACGAAAGTCACAGGTATAAATCTGATAGAAGAAACCATACTCAGCCAGTTGCTTGGCAAGCTGAAGCCTGACAAGCATACGACCACGGGATCTTTCTTCCTTGTACCATGAAGAGTATGCTTCCTCTTTCTTCTGACACCACTTGGCCTGCTCTTCCTTTGTTCCATCAGTTGGATAAGGATCGGCAAAGTCAAACGCTGAGAACTCATAAGCTGGTAGGTTGGCATCTCTTGTGTTGTTCTTGAATAGATTCTCCATCACTTCAAGTACCTTGGTATTGATGGCCCACTCAGTATGCATCAATGCATTAAGACCATCAATCACCATTTGAGATGGCGTACTACCACGCTGCACAATCTTCTCATCCCACATCAAGTCTTTGAACTTCTGAACCACAGGCTTACGAACATAGGGCAGTAGATTACCACCACTATTGTCGATGGTGTGTGGCACAGGAGGCACAAGCATAGGCCGATAGAGTAATGCAGCCTTGGCAATCACATCACGGTGTCGCTTATGTAGTTCCTTAAGAATGTCATCAGTAAAGGAAACAACCACACGCTCAGACCAACGCTTGCCAGTATGCTTTCTAATGTTCTTAAGCACGATGATCTCAGACATCTCAGCAATGCGTAACATGTGATGTCCGAAATCTTCTCGCTGCTTTCTAGTAAACTGTTTCTTATTGAGAGTACCTACCTTATATGCAAAGGCGCGGCAACGCTTAGGTGTCCACTTCTTTTGGTAGTGCGACTGCTTCAACCAATCCTGCTTGAATTGTTTCTTAGCCTGCTGATATGCAACGATCTCAATCACCATCTCAGAAATAACATGGGCAATGTGCTGCGCTGTAGGCAGGGGAAACAAATCATTCTCATACTTCCTGTCCCAAAGCGAGGCATTGAACCACTCAAGAATCAAAGCACGAACAGTAATGTCTGCCATCTTTGCTGCACCAACAGCAAACAAAGGGAAGGCCCAATCAGGAGTCTTTCTATTTTGAGATACGGTATCAATCCATTGCTGATAGTAAGGAGTCAGGTGGATTACGCATGCATCCATAAGAGTTTGCTCAGGCAAACCCTCATCTGGATTAGCATCATAAGTTTCCCAATACTTACGCTCAGACAGCGCAAGCATATCTTCCTCACCGATCAGCTGTAACTTAGTCCTCTGTTCCTGTTCCTGCGGAGTCAGTCGTTCCCACATTCTTGGCATTAGGCTTCCTCCTGTAAGGTTCAAGTTTCTTCTTTATGTAATGCAACACCGATGCGTAATACAGATCATCATGCAATTCCTTAGTCCAGATATCAAACCGAAGATACTCTTGATATCTGAATTGATCATGCATAAGATCAAGTTCCTCATCTAATCTAGCCAATTCATCCAGCGCCTTCTGTCCATGCTCCCAATCAAGTCTGATCTTACGGCAATGGGAACAGAGAGTATCAATAGGATCGTGATAAGTAAAACAATCACACTCATAGCTGATTGGCTCAGGATGATCTCTGTCAATGTACATTGTTAAGCACCTCCACTATATACCAGTACGGGGTTTCGGTCTTAGTCCATGTAGCAATACGAGCCTTCTCCTTCATATAGTAATTACGGTAGGCAGACACGGCATCATCAGGATTCTTGTACTGATCAGGCATAGCCTGAGCAAAGGGAAGCAAGCCAAGGTCTAAGATGTTAGGCTTGTTTAACATTGCCCATTCGATGACTTCAGTACTCTTGTGAATCTTATTATACCTGAAGGTGTACTCCCGTGCAAGTGCCAGCCCATGCCGCACAAGCCAATCGTAATTACCCATGCTTGATCTAGTCCAGATAGCGCAAGGATGGTTATAGTGAGTACGCTTATAAGGAGCAGTCTCATGGGCAGAGCATAGAAGCTGAGCCGTTTCAAGAACCATCTTAACCACATGCTTATCGCATTGGTACTTGGCTGCAAACTCTGGACAATTATCAAGCACAAAGATATTCATTAGCCACCATCCTCAAGGGTTTCAAGAGTGTCCATCTTGGTAGCTAACTTATAATACACGGCTGTTAACTCTTCCTGAAGATCAGACTGAGTAATCTCACCACCTAATACACGATACTTAATATCCCAAACTTCTCCAAGACAAGACTCAGTACTCTTAAGTAACTCGTAGTAAAGCTTCTGATAATTGACAGTCTTGGTCTTCTTCTTATTAGCCATAGTGTTCTCCTTAAGCAAGGGTTAGAGCGTACTTCATAACATCAATCGTAGTATCCTGATTCTTACCCATGAGATTGCTATAAGCGGATGACTCAAAGGTAGGCTTCTTACCACGGGCAGGAATACGATGCTGCACTTCATTGGTAACAGCGTTAGCAGCAAGCCACAGATTAGCACTCGTACTAAGCTGCTGCCGCTCAGTATCAAACACCTCAGCCCACTTAGCAATCGTAGTAGTAGCCTTCAGGTAGTTGGCATACTCAGACTCAGACTGAGGATTTGTAACGATAGGCTCCTCAATCATACCCCACACATCCATCCAGAACTTCTGAATGTCAGACTTAGTAAGCTCCTTGCGGACAAGGGTGTTAACCTTTTCCTCAAACAGCTGACCAGTCTTAGCGTAGAACTTAAGGGCATCGGCCATAGCATCCTGCTTCTTCTTCATATCACCAGTATGCACGATGCGGAAAGACTTCTTCATACCAGCAGCCATAGCCATGCTCAGAGTATTCTGACACACGATACGCACACTAGTAGGAAGAGCAGACATGGCAAGCGTACCATCATGGCTATTGATGAGAGCCATATACTTCTCAATCGGATCTCGTCCACCAGCCCCATGCATAGTACCAGTACGGCAAAGGACAACCAGACGGCGACCACCATTCATAGACAGCGCAGACTCAACCTGAATCTTATCACCAAGATGGTAGGCCATATCAAACACTTCGCTATTCTGAATGATCTTATAGTCAGGAGACTGGAGCGACAGGATAGTATTGGTATCACCACGAATGATAGCATTGTACTCATCAGACTCAGCATCACCAGCACTAACAGGGCCAACCTTAAAGACATCCCAATTAAGACCAGCGATATTCATAGCATCGGTCGGAGACATCTCCTCATTAATCACAACGCCAAGCCCGTGCCATGCAGCCTCCTTATGAAAGACTGCGCCATCAGTATCCGTAATATTGTGAGCCATTAGTTTCCTTTAATTGATATCATCTTCATCGTAGCGACCATGACGATCATTGTCGCGTACCTTACTCCGCTTATAGGGATCAAGCCGTGGTTTCTTGGGCTTGTCCTTGTCCACATTCTTTTCGGTTTTCTTTTTCTGCTCGCTCATAGTCACTCTGTAAATAGTAAAGAACCATGCTAAGATTATTGATGTCATGCTTGGTAAGCTTCTGCTGCTTAATGCAAGTGAAGCCCATCTCACCATCCATCTTAATCATAGACAAGGCAACCTCAATCTCACCCGTAGTAATGTTCTTACTCAGGATACCCTGCATAATGCAGTAGTCATTCACATCACCAACAGTCTGCGTTCTCGTAGAGATAATCATGTAGTTCCTTTTGTTTACCACCAACCCACAACAAAACCGTTATGTTCCTTGACAGTATTAAACCATGCGTACAAAGCCTTTACCTCAGCAACAGTAACACAGTACTCGTAGAAGTAATTGTTCTCATCGTAATCCTTGTGACTATCGTTGTTATATACATCAATGATGTTCTTGAGTGAGTCAACAATCATGTTGAGATCATCGTTAGACATCTTCTCGGTATACAGAGTCACACCTGAGATTGACTCAATGAAACTATTGTATACCTTGCCACGGAATGACGAGCCACCTCCACTAAATATACCACCGCAGAGATGAATGCAACACTCGGGAAACAAAGTATCAGCCATCCGTTCCTTATCTACATACGCATAAGTATCAAGACCCATTACAATCCTTTCTAAAGAGTGGGCCGGGAGAGACTTGAACTCTCAACCAATTGATTAAAAGTCAACTGCTCTACCTGTTGAGCTACCAGCCCAATAGCATCGGTGGGAGTCGAACCCACACTTTGTCGATTTTAAGTCGATTGTCTCTGCCATTGGACTACGATGCCGTAAAGTATAAGACCCATCAGAACTTATACTCCTAGTTTAATCATGTCCTTTATTTTATAATACCTTGGCGAGTTAAAGGTTCGCTGTATATCATAACGCATGAGGGATTTGTTGGTCTACATGGAACATCCCTGATAGGGATCGAACCTATAGCCTATGACTTAGAAGGTCATTGCTCTATCCAATTGAGCTACAGGGACAAACATGGAAGGGGCGGGAGTTGCACCCACATATTCACGCTTATAAGGCATGCGCTCTATCTACTTTTCAGCCACCCTTCCAGTAGATTACTTCTTCTTACTCTTCGTGGAAGGGATAGTCTTCTCTCGCTGCATCTTAATCTGCTTCTCAAGAAGCGTACAATAGTTAGCAAGACCAGTAATCCGATCCTTCATAGTATCAATCTCCTTAGTAATCATCCACACCATGAACCACACGGCAGCACCAAGGATAGCAAACAGAATAAAAGCAAAGGTAGTGTCAGACATTTAAATCTCCTTAATCGTCTTCGTCGTTTTCATTTGGCAGATCTTCCCATTCCTCAACGGGAGTCTGTTCGTACTCATACTGTTCCCATTCATCGGGAATACAGTCGATGAGTGCATCTCCAATAATCTCTTCCATATCCTCAACCCATTCAATGAAGTCGGACTGTGGAATCCTACTCGCATCAATCTCAAATCCATTAAGCCAGTCCTTCCAGTAAGTAAAGACTGCGGTATCATCCATTAGACTACCCTCACTTCAACATTACAATCGGACACAGCATTCTCAATCAGCTCACGAACATTGTCGTTGACATTATCCTTAACGATATAGTTGAAGGTATCAGAGTCAACATAGTCACGGACAACCTGCTCACATGCATCCTTAACCATAGTATTAATCTCCTTACGGAAATCATCTGTGTTAATAGCATCAAGCACCATCTTAGTAATGGTATCTCCAACAGTAGACTCAACCTTGGTAGCAATCTGATCAGTAATAAGATTGGTAATAAGGTCAGCCATGTCCTGCTTAGTAGCATAGTTGGCAAACTTCATACGCTGTTCGATCTTCTCATACAACAGGTCAACAAGGATAGCAGTAGTATCGGTAGACATTAGCAATAAGCCTCAACAAGATGTTCAAGGGAATCAATCATAAGTTCCTCTTCATCGGTAAGCCAATACCGATTAAAGGTACGCTGGTCAAACTCATTCAACATTTCAATAGCCTTGTCCCGCTTCTCTGAATCTTCAATCCAAAGAAAGAACTTATCATGTACCTCACTAATGAAGGCAACATCATCAGTAATAATAAATGTACTAGGCTTCACTTGGATTCTCTCTTGATAAAGAGTTTCTCTTCGGTTGCAATGATAGGCGACAGCTTATTCCGTTCATACTCCATGAAGTCAGGAAGATCCTCAATAGGATTACCATGATCAACCAAAGTAAAGTAGCCCATAAGACTACGATCCTCAATCATTTCTTGCAGCACATCATAAAGTAACTGCTGCTGACTATCATCCTCAACCTCAATCAGCATAATCAATCTCTTCATTAGGCTCTCCTTCATAGGGGGTTGTGGCATTGTAGCCATTCTCAAGACAATGATTCTCTAGGTAAGACTTGAGTGTACCAATGGGAATGAAATCATCAGGCTCAACACATTCGATAAATAGGTTATCAAAGATCCATTCATCATCTTCAATACACCATACAATACTATACTCAACCTTAATCAAACCATAGTCTTCATGGTTAAACTCTAGATAGTGTTTGTTTGTTCGCTTCATAGGGTTCACCTTACTGATCTGTATCAGTAGCCCCAACCATTCGGCAGAGGGTAGTTAGTGCAAGTGCGGGAGTTTCAAACGCTCCGATAGTCAACCAATATGGTGCATCAGGAGTTATTACTTGAACCATGTAGATCAGATTGTCGTTCAGAAAGGTCGGCATGATTTGGATTTGTATACCATGTTCCATATACATGGGCATCCATGTTGTCTCTGAATCCGGTGATAGATTGTCCGTTGACATAGACCATAAACCAGATGCCGTCATAATCGTGTTCCTTTTGTACGGTAAACTTACTCATCACCAAACACCTCCTCAATAGCCCAATCATAACCAACTCTGTTATGAAGATGAACAAGATCAGAAGTAAGTTCTTCAATCACAAGATCTGCATGATCAGAATCAACATCCTTAACATACGGAAAGTCAAAGACAACGACAACCTTCATTAGATATCTCCATCCTCAATAAAGGGAATCTCATCTTACTCATCCTCCTCATAGTCCTCTACATGGAATGCATCAGGACATGAATCATACAGACGGGGATCATGCTCACCCTCATAGGAATCATACTCAAACCTCTGCTCATAGATCTCATCAGGATCAGGGTAATACTCACGCTCACATGAAGATGACATCGTTAACCTCCTCAATGGTATACATGACAGTCTCTTGGTGCAACGAATCCTTGATAAGACTAATGTAGAATGCAATCATTCCTTCAATAGTCTTAGCATCGGTGATGGTATAGATAGCCCACACCTTATCACGCATGACAATACCACGGTCATTCATCCAATACCCATTCACATCCACGATACTACAACCACCAAAGTTACGGGTCATAGCACCAATGATTTCCTTGCGAATGTTATCTGCAATGTGATACGATCCGGGCATATCATCATTGTCATGCTTTGGCAAATAGATAGTGTGCTTGTACTTCATTGTCTCCTCAAGGTTGATTGGTTGGAATGCTCATATTGGATAGACCAAACTCAGCAACAGGCTTGAAGTCTGATGCATCACCACCACTATTCACGACATCACGATACTGCTCAAAGGGAACAACACAGATAGAGCAACCATGAATATCGCTAAAAGTTTCACCATCATTCAGCACAACGAGAGTAACATAGCCATTGACATTCATTAAAATACCTCCGAAGATTGTTCGACACTAGACCTAGACCAACGCTCACCACAACAATCGCAATCATAGTTTGTAGTAAACCAAGGTTGCTTAGTGAGTACATTCCAAGCATCGTCTTCATTACGGGCAGTCACAGTAAACTCAACAGGCCCAATGAAATACCCAAAGCTATTGTTCTGTCTAAATGTCCAGTTATAATACGAAAGTTTCGACCAGTAATCAGTATCCTTCATGTCGCTTTCCTTTCTTAGGAATACCACCGACGAGCAGCATCACCCATTACATCGTTGTAATAGTTGAGGTTCTGTTCAGTAAGGATATCATCCTCGTCTGTATCTTCAGGCTCAAGTGTAAACTCCAAGCACTCAACCAAAACATTAGAGCCGGGATTCTTCATCGCATACTCAACGGCACTACGATTAGCCTCATACTTAGTGTCGAACCATGCCACACTATTACCGTTCACGACCACATGATACTCAAACATTACTTGTTCTCCTTGTCAGAAGTACCGAAGATGATACCAAGGATAGTGCTATCACGATAGAACAAAGAGATAGACTGCTTAGCCTCAGGCTCACTATAAGCATACACAAGATGGTTATACACCTCGTCGTTAGCCAACACAACAGTCACATCAAAGGGTTGCATTAGTAATCTCTTCCTTTCTAATCTCAAGCCTAGTGATTTCCCTAACCAACCAAAAACGAGACTCACCAAATGTTTCAGCAATCTCTAGTTGCCGATAAAGAAACCAAAGGATCTCATCGATCTCATCAATAGACGGCATTACTTCTTTGCTTTCTTGTTGAAGTTCTTCCGCCACTTGCGATACAAAGGAAACTGTTCAACCATTGTTCATATCCTTATTCTCTTGGATGGAAACAACGAGAGCATACAGAAACAGAACACCAACCACCCCACCAATCAGCTCAAACATGGTTAGTTCCTCCGATTAGATGTTGATGTTAGTCCACTTGATATTCGCCTGCTCATTCCTCAGACGAATAATCTCACGCTCCAACTCACCAATCGTATCCTCGTAAGAAAGGATCAGCCTATGATCAGTGTTGCAAAGATCTTCATAGTTCTTCGCAATAATCGCAACCTTGTCAAGCATCTCACAAAGTTGCTTATAGTTTTCCTTGACTGTCTTCTCCGAAAGATCATTCACAGAGGCAAGAGAAAGAGTCTCAGCCATAGCCTTAGCCTTAGCAATCGTGGTGCTATTGTGCATTGCTTATCCTTCCCGGCATAGCCGGGTATTAGGTTCCGATCTCATCGACAAAGGTGCTGTAGATCGTTGCTGATTCTCCGGTGCTGATCTCCACAAAGTATTCGGAGTTTGTGTTCTTTACGATGCTGATGATCTCTCCCCTTGTCTTGCAATCGTTTGCTTCCTTGAACACGAACACGATTTCGTCCATCGTCATTCGTCGCTTCACTACTCCCAAGAACACCATTCGTGCGTTGGGAAACATGATTGTGTACAGGTACATGTAAACCTTTCCCGGCATAGCCGGATGAGAGAAAGAAATCAGACAGAAAGGTATACCATAAGTTTCCCTACGGTATACCAAAGATGGATTCGTGAGTCATTTATGTTGAGTAAACTAAAGCGGTACTTACCGTAAGGATGCTATGTTTGCATGCTACGGTAACACATGGCTAGTCTACCCATATGGGTCTACTCACAATCCGAAAGGTATACCATAGGTTTCCCTACGGTATACCGGAGAATCAGAAACCTACCCCATCATTGATCCGGTTAGCCATTCGACGGCTAAACTCACGGAATGTACGCGACAAGTCTACACCCTTTGGTGCATTCTTGGAAAGCGTATCCATGCGGTCGTTTAGTTCCCCATCGGAAACATTGGGCCACCGCATCATTGTGAACACATACGAAACTTCCCTCAACCATTGTTCCTTCGGCATGGTTCCTCCGGGTTAGATGGATGCGACAATGGTAGCCGGAACATTGTCGGGAATCTTGGTTTCGCTAATGATCGTCCGATCATACTTGACCGGGATCGGATCGTTCGCGGGATTCTTCGCCACATAGATCGACGGACGATCCTTGCAGGCACGATCCGCATAGCGGATACCGTACTTGGCGCGGAGAGCATTCATGCAGGCCGCATAGGACGCACCGGAAACCTTCGCCAGATAGTCCGCAGCGATAGCGGCATCGGCAAGGGTTCCCGTAGTACGGGCGCGCTTCACATAGTCCGTGAGAACGACAGTCTGGAAACTTTGCATTGCTTTCTCCGGGTTAGGTGCGAACGGATAGACGCTAGGATATCCCCCGTGAGGGATACCCTAGCGTCCATCCCTTGCGGGATAGACGGATAGGTTAGATGGCGAGAGCGTCAAGGATAGCCGCCGGGAGATTCTCGCGGCGCTTCGGCGCGGCATTGTTCACCGAATCGAAACGCATCGACGGGAAAGCCTCGCGGAGATACGCGGTAGCGTATTCCATGTACTGCGCGGCCATCGGGTGCGGCTCGATACCCTTGGTCGCATTGCCGCGCCACCGGAAAGTTGCCGCGTCGATACCATCCTTCGCAAGCAGGATCGACAGCATCGAATAACCCTTGACGCATCCCGCCGCGAGAAAGAGCGCGTCGTGTTCCATGATCGACGCAAAGTTACGGGCATCAACCTTGCCCGTATCGGTCAACTTCACATTGTCGTTGAACGCAGCGGCAAAGTTGCAGGCGACAGCAACGCGGCGGAAAGTAGCGTAGTCCATTGTAACCTTTGGTAAACTTGCGAATCCGGTAGCCGCACGGCTATCGGCTAGGCGCACATTCCCGCAGGAATGTACCCTAGCCGATATCCCCCGCGAAAGAACGCAGGGGATATCGGACCAAAGTTTAGAATCATCGGGGATTAGCCGCCTACTCGCATTGTAGGCTCCCGTGCGGCGCGGTTATTGCAAACCCGCGTCCGCCCAAACCCGTGCAGCGCATCGGGTCGATCCCATTGTTTGCTATCCGTTTCGGCTACCACCGCAGGGAGGGTAGCGCGGGCCAAAGGCACGGGCCGGATAGTTCGCGCAGGGAACGCGCCCCAATCAGGCCGGGGGCGCAACGCGGCGGGGTTCAGAGGCCGCCCGGGGGCGACACTTCCAAGGGTTCCCGCGCCGGAAACGGCAACCATCGGCAACCATAGTCCCATAACCTTTCCGGGGCCGTCCTTAGTTACCGGACCTAGCCCTGCCGGGGTTATCGGAACCACCGGGGAAAGTCCGGTAACTCGCAGGGGGGTAGGGGGGGGGCGGGACCGGGGGGACTAGGGGGGACCACCCTTCGCTAATTTCTGACCCCTAAGCCGATTTTCACTTACGGGAATCCCAAAAGGCTTACCGGGGAGGCCCACAGCTTTAAATCACTTATAGGGGGATTTTGGGTTGGGGTGGTCCTTGGTCCCCTTCGGTCTAACCGGAGCTGTCTCCGGGCATCGTAGGCGAAATAAACAAGGGTTAAAACCGGGGGGAAACCCCGGAGTGCGATGATCAACAAGGGATCACCTTTGTTGTTATTATTGTTGTATTAATAACTAAAGAATCCCCTAGGCTCCACTTAAGGAACCTAGGGGTGTATAGGTTAGCAAAGACAATACAAAACCTAAATTCAAACTATAGGGGATATCCTAGGGGTTAACCTATGGTATATCTTCCATAGCCCCAACTATTCGGATTGACCTAGGATATCACCTAGGATACCAGATACACCTTTCTGGTCGTTAAATCCTATAGCTGGAGGTCGAATAAGAGATTGTTGTTTCTGTCTTTTTTCTAGGTCTTTGAGATATTGTTGTCTCTCTAGATCTAGGTTTCTTGGTGTGACTTCATTCTCAATACCAACTGGCTTGACTCTAGAAGCTGCCTTATCCATGTAAGGATATGGGTTTCTATGTACAAGCTCTAGATACTTTTGAATTGCATCGGCCTCTTGGAAAGCATTGTTAGTTTCTAGCATTCTTGCGGGAATAGCTAGAGGGCTTCGGTTAATCAGAGTCTCAGCTCCGAATAGACCAGACAATGCCTTAAGATTGGCTTCGCGTTTCATAATAGCATCTGAAGTAATATCAGATAGATTGTAATAAATTCCTTGGATAGCACTCATGCTGGCTCCTGCACCCGCAGGCATCAAAGGCACACCATAGTACTGATAAGAACCTCCGGTCATACCAGAGATGGCACTAGCGCCAGCTTCGACTAGACCGTTGGCAATACCAAGGAATGGAATACGGCTTACACCGCGTAATACAAACTGAGATGGCTGGTCTTCAAACTCCTGCATGATATCCTCAGTTTCTCTACCAGCCAACCATTCCTTAAACAATCCAATGATAGTATCCATAGCGGCATATAAGAAGATACCACTAGCAATATACTTGACTGTGCTACGGCTACCGAAATCAAGAATTACATTGTCTTGATAAGCGCGTACCCAAGAAGTTAGAGCATAGAACATTCTTCCAAAAGTACTACGAGAATCTAAAGAAGTAACCTTATTTAAACCCTTAAGTTCAGAAGTAGAAGTTTTAATAATCAGGTCTTCAACCATATGACCATATGCTGATATAGCAGATGCTAGAACTTCAGGATCAAACCCATCAACTGGATTATCTCTGAGGTCTTCATAGATATCTGAAATGTTAAAGATATTAATTCTACCATCTCTATGTCCTGCCTTTTCCATTGCCCATCGTAAATGTGCAATCTGTTCCTTGGTACTTAGACCATACTTTAGGAACAAGGCTGCTTCGTTTGGATCACCAAACTTAGCTTCGTGTCTGGCAATGCCAGCAAACTTTTTCCATAGAGCTGCTTCTGCTTTACTATCGGAAGCTGCTGCTTTTTTAAGAGCAGCTAGTTCATCAGCTGTTAAGGATTCTTGTAGAGCATCAAACAGCTTTTCAATACTACCCTTCTTCATATACTTCCAGATCAGTCTTTGAATACGCTGTTTAGCCAATGCTCTTGTTCCATTGGTTATTGATTGCAACGAACCAATGCTTTGCATCCACTTACCAGCTTCTTCAAATGTTCTAGTTGAAGTTTCCAAGATACCTTGAGCATCTCGGATATTCAACACACTGTTTGCTACTTTGGTTCCTAGACGAGAATCAGAACGGAATGCTCCGTATCCAATCTCTCCCATGAAACGGTTAGCAAAGTCAGTACGGAAGTTTTCTAGAATAAAGGTCATATCGCCAATGTCTGACTCTAATAGCTTACGCTTTGACAGTCGATAATCAGCAAACACATAACGCATAGCTTTGATAACATTTACAGGTACACTGTATAACTCTGGGCTTTGCTTTGCTAGCTCAACCATAGTTTCTGCAAAAGCTGAGATACCATAACCCGCAGAGAACTTGAACCGAATAGCAGCAAGACCAACTCTAGCTAAGTAACCAGTTTCAGAATTAAGATAAGGTAGGGTATCAGCATTGAACTGATATTCCTCTCTTAGTCTTTTAATACCTTCAGCCAAGTTCTTTTGAGCATAGCTTAGTTGTTCTGGAGTCCATCCAGCAAGTTCTGCAATCCTATCAAAGTCTTCATAACTAGATTTTTCTACATAATCAAATACATCTAGTATTGTGATTCCTGTCTGACCAAACATCCTATCTAGCTCTCTTTGGAACGCTAGTTCAAAATAGCGTCCCTTTAAGAAATAGAAGTAAGATTCAGAAAGGTTTGTTCGTAGAACAGCTCTAGTCTCAGGCGTACTTAATACTTCTTCTGGAGTTAATCCACGAATGGGCAACGCAGTTTTACCCTCTGGATCAATCTTAAAGAAAGGTTGTTTAGCAACTGAATGGAAATCATCTGGGTTATTATAAGGATATTGCTTAGTCTTAAACTTAAGTATTTCCTTCATTTCCCGTTCAATGAGATTCTTGTTGTTAAGAATGGTACGCCATCTATCAGTATACATTGCTGTATTACCTTTGATAGCTTCCACATACTTAGCTTTATCAGCTGGAGCAAGATCAGTAACTTTTTCTGGAACACGGTAGATAACATACTTATCATCGAATTCCAGCACAAAGAATTTCTCTGGATTGCTCTTTCTGAGCAGCCTCAGAATTTCTGACTTACGACCAGTGATACCTTCCTTTTTGATTTCAGAATCAAATAACTTAAGAAGGGTATCATTACTAAACATGTTAGCAGATTCAGAATACTTAATTGTTCGATCAGGAGCAAAGACACTTAATGTCTTAGCATCGTCATTAAAGGCTACATCAAGCCAGCCCATAACAATCATGGTATTCATATCAAGCATTGGATCATTTAACTTCCGATTAGTTCGGGCAGTTACCATTGCATTGATCAGTGCTGCTCTAGAATTTTGATCTAGTCTTGCCAGACCTTCATGGTCTAGCTGCACAGGAGCATAGGTTAGATGGGAAACAGGATTACCATTTTCATCTACAATACTCATTCGTCCTGTCTGTGTTTCTAGTTCTAATATGTTTCTATTAGCAATTTGCGAAGACTTGATAAGCATAGATGCTTGCTTAGCTACTTCTTGAGCTAGGTGTACTGGTATTCCTAGTGCAACAAGATCAGCTTTGTTAGGCTGTCTATTTTTATACAATGACTCGTATACATACATATCAAGTTTAGCTCTCACATCATTAGTAAGTTTAGGAACAATGTTGTGGAGTCTAGCATACTCTCGGAAGATTCTAGTCATTAACCGACCTTCTTCTGAGCGTAGTTGCATTGCTGTTTTAAACGCAGTCTTACCAGCACCAACTAAGTGAGCCGTTTGTGTTCTTGTATCATCAAAGAATCTAGAAGCAAAAGACAAACGATCTACAGTACTACGAATAGTCTTACCTAATGCAGATGTACCCTGCGTTGCATTGGTTGACTTATTCATTAAGTCTTCCCACCACGATTTACTATCTCGTTGGTTTCCACCAAAGATAGCTCCAACCATGTTATTGAATCTAAGCAATCTAGAAGCACCAGCCTCAGATTGATTTATTTTATTATCAATAATTTTTTCTTTTGGTGTTGGTGGTTCTTCTTCAATCTTAATTGGTAACTCTGGCTGTCCCTCTCCTTCTCTGATGATTGCATCAGCCTTGGGAGGTCCGGGTAACTTAGGGTCTTCACCAGCAGCATCAATAATGTCTTTTGCCTTTTTGCTTCTGGCTGATAACCTATAGTCACCTTCTGCGTTTACTTTTACAAACTTAATTTCTTCAGGTAACAGAGGAATTACAAAGTCAGGCTTACCGTCTACTTTAATTTCTTCTGCTGCCTTCTCTAACATCTGTCGATATGTTAGTGGCTTCTTTCCTGCTGGTCCTTCAGTTACTTTACGAAGAAGAGACTCAGTACGAAGACGGTCAACCGCCTTCCAGAACTTATCCATAATATCATCACCAAGAACACGCTTGTTTGCGTCTGCAATATATTGGTTTACATTGACAAAGTGTGCCCACATATTCTTAAACATTGGGGTCATGGTTGTGCCTGAGTCGGCTTCAATCTTTGATTCCCAATACTTTTTGATGAATGTCTTTAAGAAGTTAGAATCCATTCCAGACTGTCGTAGCAAAGCAGGATCATCGTTAGTCTTGCGTTCTACTACATCAGTTTCTGGAGTCTTTACCAAATCGCTTTCGATTGGTTCGACAGGTACTTCTCTTTTTGGAGGAGTTGGAATTCGTGGAGTACTTGGTGTTACTGAAGGTGCTTCTAATTCTTTACCTTCACTAATTTCTTTTACAACAGAATCAATAAAAGCTTTTACTTTATTATAAGGATCGCCTTTTTTAATTCCAGAAGTATTTAATGTTTTTAGTAGAGTAGAAAGAGAATCAACAGCTTTTTTGTTTTGTGCTAATACACCATCAAGACCAGTTTCTTTATAAAACTCAGATCTAATAGATCTCATTTCTTCTAAGGTATTACCCATTGGTAGCTGTTGCATTTCATCATCAAGATTACCAAAGGATTCGTCTAATAGTTCTTTAACTGCTTTTAATTCAGGAGAACCATAAACATCATTAATCTCTTTACCAGTAAGTTTGATAAACCAAGAATTATCTTCTGTCATACCAAAGAATGGATACCATTGTCCAGCAGCAACATCTTTTTTACCGCCAAGACCAGTGCTAATATAAAAAGGAATATCTTTTCCTTTTACATTAATTACCACAGTCAATCGGTCTTCTAGTAGAACAAAAGGAGTATTACCTGAATCAGTGTTAAAAACTTTTGCATAACCAAGTTTAACTAAGTGATCTATTCTTTCTTTTCGTGTTTTAAACGAAGTAAGCAATTCTTTTTTAAGATCACTTAGTTTTGTTTTACTTCCACCCTTTGATTTGGGTTTTGTTTGTAAAACCTTTTTCTTTACCACCTTAACAGGGAAAGATTCTTTTTGTGCTTTAGGCTGTGCTGGCTGTCTTGGTTTAGAGATAACATTTAATACAGGAGTCTTATCTACTGTAGTAATCTCAACCTCAGCAGGAGCATCTGGTTCTTTCTTAATAACAGTCTTTCCAACCACAGGAAGTTCTTCAATGTTGATTGGGATTACAGAACCATCCTTAAACACCAGAGCATCAAAACCCAATCTGCTTGCAGACTTTAATATGCTTGCAAGCTTTTCTGGTTGACTGGCTAGTGCTTCACTTGTACCAAAGTCCATTGATAGTGGTTTCTTTGGAGTAAACGCAACAGCTTCTTTAGCTGCTGTCTGTGAACCATGAATGATAGCATCAGCTTGTTCTGATGGTCGTAGAACCTTTTCTGGTTCGTTGCCCGTAACTTCATCAGTTACTTTGTAAAGAACAGTTTCTGTGTTTGCAGGCACAGGTACAGGAACTGGATCTGGATTCTTGTTCCTCAGCTTTTCAGCAAGCGCAGCTGTCTGTGCCATTCTTGCTCCAGCTTCAACTGGACTCTTTTCAGGCTTAGACTTAGCTTCAGTTACTTTGCTAGTTACTTTCTTTTCTGTATCTGGTTTTGCTTTATCAACAACACTAGCTACAGTATCAAAGTATTTGTTTAGAGCTGCTGCAATAGCAGTTCGATCACTATCAAGTCTGATTGATGCTTGCTCAAAGACATCAGTAATCTTTGCAATTAGCTTTGCTCTATAGTTTCCAGCAGTTCGTGCTGAACGCTTTAGCTTAGCTCCAGCTTCAGCCATGCTGCTTGATTCATTGAATACTCTGATGAGTTCAATTTCTTGTGGAGTAAGTAGTCTACCTTGGGTTGCTGTGTTGAATGCTAAAGCTTCACTCAGAATAGTAAACCGTATATCTTTCTTAGTAGTTACAATCCTATCAGCAGCAGTTGCTTTTACTTCTGGCGCTTTCTTTTGCTGATTCTTTCTGAGATTATTAGCAGTAGCGTGAATGTAATTTACAAAGTCTTTAACTGTTGCTAGACTACCATTTTCAATCTTAGATAGAATTAGTTCTAGGTTTCCAGCAATACCACTAACAGCTTGCTCTTTTGGCATCATCATGCTAGCAAGGGCTTCAGTAAAGTACTCATCAGTATCTGCACCTTTTGAATACTTTTCTCCAATACGAGCAATAACCTTCATTAAGTTATCTTTTGTTAAAACCGTAGTCTCCAAGCTTATAGCTTGAGCTTGGGCTTCAACAGTAACTTTAGGTTTAGCTGATGTTAACTTAATACCCCATCGTTGAGAGTCTTGATTAAACACAAGACCATCTTCGTCTATTAGTTTACTTACTGCTCCAAGTAGTTTCTTAGGAGTAGAGTACTTATTGGTAATATAACTATAGGTTGAAGATGAAAGGTTGGCTTTTAGAATAACTTTGATTTGCTCTACTGATAGCTTTTCTTTTAACATTAAAGCTAGTGAAGTATTAGCAACTTCTTTGTTAGGCCAGATAGGAGTTGATGGTTCTGGTTCAACTACATTGCGACGAATATCAGCAACAGCTGGATCAAAGGTTCCACGGTTGTAAATAGATTTGATTTGAGTTGGTTCAAAAACAACCCATACACCATCACCCATATCAACACCATCATAACCAGCTCTCTTATATTTTTCAAACAAGTCTGCTTGATACTTTGCATAATTTTGAGCAAGCTGTAAACCTTGTAACTCTTCTGGAGTTAGTTTTGCTGGTCTTTCAATTTTCAAGTAAACAGGAATAACCCTAGATGCGGTATTAACTTGACGGCCTACTTCTCTTTTCTGAATATAATCATATTCAAATATAAGTTTTTGGCTGTCGTTTTCCATTGCATATTTGGATGCACTTGCAGCATCAGTTGTAAACCAAGCACCACGCTTACCAATACGGAACTTTGTAAAGTCTGTATCTTTACTTGTACCGTGATAAAGGATTAATGGCTGTCCTGATCCATCTACAACTTTGCTAGAACCAAACCATGTTTTAAATTCGGGTGATTCAGTATTAGTACCCCGAACATCTAGCATACCTTCAGTCTTGAGTCTTTCAATGTAAGCAAGATGGTTGACTTCAGTTACAACATTAGCTAGTTCTGGCAATCCAATGTTATCTAAATAAATTCTTAGACGATCAATTAGATTGGTTGTCATAGCCGCATCTGTTCTCATTACACCAACAAGCTTAGCAACATCATCAGCAGATAGAGCATCAGCAACCAAGGCTTTACCTTTTGATTGTGTAGAAGCAATAGCATTGATTAAAGTCTCACCACTTGTTCCAAAGAATCCGACAGCATATGGAACACTGTTGCCTGTTGGGTCTAAGTAATCCATTGTATCTAGATTCTTTAAAGCATCTAAGTCTTCATAAGTTGCTGGAACCAGTGTTCGCTTAGACTTGCCTTTAAAGATTGTACGAGAATAAATAGAGAATAGCTCATCCTTAATGAAGTCTAGTCTATCAAACTTATCTAAAGCTTCAATCTTTTTATAGTTTAATGAACCAACTAAGAATGCAATTTTGATCTGCATTGAAGTAAGCTGTGTTGTCTTATAATCATTATAGGCTTTAACCAGATCAACAATGCTTTTAGTAAAGTTTCCGTTTGCATCAATAAAGGATCTTCGATCTGCTTTCATAATTGTCATTGCAATAATGAAGCTAGGATCTCCTTTAGTTTTTGCGAATAGATCTACTTCAGCTTGATTAAGATGATAGGGTTTCATATCCTGATTAGGAAACTCAGCATCAATCTTTTTGTTATACTCAGCAGCATCAGTTACAGTATCAAACAGTGGATAAAGCTTAGAATAAGTTCTAGCCAAGGTTGGCATTGAAACCCTATCCTTTAGCTTGCTATCGACTTCTGTAATTGAATCAATAATATCTTTAGCCGCGTTATAGTAATCAGACTTATTAAACATAGCAGCAGCTAGTGTTATATTAGTTGCTAGCTTGTCTAAAACATTTCTTGCTCTAGATACTTGAGGAGGACTGAATGTGTTAATGGCTGCTTCTGCTTCGGTAAACAGAATTTGTGAGAAAGTCTGAACAAACATTTCTTCTGCGTTTTGCATGTGGTACTGACCTAAGAAAGCTGAATCCAATAATGGATCAGTAGTCTCTGGTCGAACTCTCATTAGCTCAACGCCGCTGGTAAGAATTGTTTTGTTATATAGTCTTAGTGCATCTAAGTAATTAGCTCCGCTTGCTTCGTGTGCAAAGTAAGCATGGCCTAATTCATGCAGTAGTGTCTTAGCTCTTCGACGCTTAATGCTGGCTGTTGTTCCTGTAAAATCGGAATTCATTACAATAGAGTTGTTTCTTCTTCTGAAGATTCCAACAATATCTGGCTGAATCTTGCCGTTTTCTAATACACTTTCAACAGCAAACTGAATATTAAAAGCTTTAGAACTAAAGTTAAGATGAACAGTAGAAGCTAGAAGTAAGTTTCTATCTATCTCTGAAATCATGTCATTTAAGACAAGCTCATTTACAAAGTCAAAGAATCTTAAAGCATTGTCTTTATCGCCATCAATAACAGATACGAAACTATCTGGATCTTTGATAATAGCTTTGATTTTCTTTACTCTGTCTGGACTAATCTTTGCAACAGTAATTGCATTCTTAGCGGCTCTAGCAACACGGTTAAGTGGTGAAAGTTTAGTTTCAACTTCTTCACCAGCAATATTCTTTATAATACTATCGGCAGTTTCATTGCTAATAGTACCAGTAAGATGTTGTTCAACAACTGCTGCTTCAAGGCTATCTAATACTTCAGGAGGAACCGTTGCTCTAATAGCAGCCTCACGGTCGGGTGCAGCTGCCATAGCAGACGCTGTTTCAAGCAGTCTGGCAGCTAGCTCATCTGAAGCAGCCTTGCGCTCTGCGGCTGTCTTACCTGTGTTACGAGCTTCTTTAAGTAGATCAGGCAGTCGCTTGCCAGAAGCCTTTTTGTTTTCTTCTAGTTCTTCTTTTAAAGCTTTGAATGCAGCCTTTGGTAGTTTCTTTTTTAAACGAGCAAACCAAGACTTTCGGCTTTTTTCTAGTTCGTCATAAAGACGCTCACGCTCTTTAGGTAGACCTACTGAATCTGTCTCTGCTTTCTTTGCGTCTTCCAATACTTTCTTGGAATTGAATAACACACGCATCTGGTCTTGAATAGACATGTTATCAAACTGTTCTGAGGATTCAATTAGACGCAAGCTACCTTCTGTTGGTGTTCGTCTAGCAATCTCAGACATGATTTCATAAATGTTTCTAATAGCACGGTTTGGTGCTACACGGGCAATATACTCAGGAATGGTTTCACCTTCGTATCGTCGTGTACCAGCATCTTCTGGTGTGGCTCTTGCGGCATCAGGAGATCTAGCAGCCTCTCTTGTTTCAACCCGGTCTACTCTTGCTTCTGTTCTAGAAACTAAAGTATCGGTTGTTACTTCTGTTCTGTTTAGAATTGACTCAACTGCAAGCTGATCAGGAACAGGAGCATCAATTAAAGCTCGTTCTTCTTTACCAACAAAGTTACGAATGTTGTCAATTGTGTTTCCTAGTGGTGTGCTTTCAAAAGTAAAGCGTTGGTCAGCAATGTTTCTAACTCCAGTTACTGGATCAATTAGAACACCGCTCATTCTGTTTTTTAGAGCGCCAACACCACTTCTTAGTAAACCACCACCAAGTCCAAATACAGTACCAAATGCAGCTCCACTTTCTAATGCGCTTCTCGCAACAAGAGAAAGGTTGTAATCAGTCATTGCGTTTGGTGTAGCATATAAAGTAGATGCACCGAAAGCAATCTCTCTTTGCTGTCGTGCATATTCAGCCATGCCACCTTGAACAGCACCAAAGGTAAAAGATGCAGCAGTTCCTCGAATTAAACCAAAGTTCTTTACATAACTTGGCATAATACCAATAGGCATCTTATACAAGGTTTCTGCAGCATAGCCAGCTACCTTCATTGTTTTACTGGCTGCTCCAATAGCATCATACGCTCTTTTAAGACGCATAAAGACTGAGGTTCCGCCTAATGCGCTTGTTACTGCGCTAGTTGCACCTAGGGTAGCAGCACCAGCAGCAGGCGTTCCAAACGCAGTAGCTAGACCAGCTAATCCTAATTCAGCAACAACCGATGGAATTGTATCTGGGCTATTGATAACACCTGTTATAATTGTATCGCGGAATAACCGACCTTTATCTAGGGTTGTTGGGGTATATGAAGCGGCTCGTCGCTGAAGGTCTGTAATAGAAAGACGAGACATGATTCGCATAAAAGCCGCATCTTCATTAGGAGCATCAGCAATTAAGTCAGCTGTAATTCCATTTTCAAGCAAACCTCTATTTACAATCTCATCAGAAAACTTAGAAGCAAACCAAGACTTAGAATCAAAGTTTGGATCAAACCTTGATAGTCTTTCTTCAATATCTTTAGTGTCACCCGCTAGTTCTCTATCGGATAAAGAGATACCAAAAATTTCTTGAGCATCTAAAAGATCAAGCCAGTTAAACCCTAACTTATCTTTTGCTTTCTTTTCTGCTTCAACATACGCAAACTTACTCGCAAGTTTTCTAATTAGGTTTTGGTTTTCTGTTAGTTGATCGACAGGAATAGAAGCAATATCTATTCCTTGCTCTGCCTCTAATAGTGTATTTAGTTCTTTTTGGTCTTGTGCTAAGGCTTCTTCTGTAAGTTCACTATCGCTCCATCTCCACGGAGTAAGAGGAGCTTTTCCTACTAATTGTCTTAATGCAGCACCCTTTAGTGGTTCATTGGCAATACCTAAGTACTGATCGGAAATACCAGTAAGGTTTCCTTCTAAAGTTCCAAGAGCTTGCTGAATAGCAAACCATTCATTATAGGTTTCTGCTTTCTTAGTTTCACCTCTAGTCCAATATAGTGGATCAGATATTTTAGAGCTATCTAAGAATTCTAAGTTATCTCCATCATATGCAGATAATACCTGTGCTGGTGTGTAAGCCTTAAGACTTAACAGGCCAGCACTAGGTCGGTCTTCAACTAAAGGAAAACCTTGTGTGTAATTAAACATTCATATCCTTTCTGGGGGTTCTCACGCCATAAACAGGATTATTGTTGTAACATTATAGCGGGTACTTGTTCTCTTGGTTGAGTAATTTGTAAGAAGAGCTGTTGTCTAAACTTTTCCCGTTCAGTTAGTGGACTAGTTCTAGAACTAAACAGCATAGATTTAGCTTGCTCAATCCTATCTTTTTTAGTTTTTAATACAGTAAAATCTGTAGGAGCTTGTTGATCTTTATTGGCATGATCTATGATTAACTTATAACCACTGCTTCTAGCTTGCTCAATACTCAATTCATCAGGCTTAAACATATAGTACTGATTACCTTTAGCAAATAAATTGTAACCAGTACTGACATAAGCATCGACACCATCAAAGAATCTTACAGTGCTAGGCTCATATAATACAACTCCTTTTTCTTTTCCTTCTTGTCCTAAGAAAGCAGTAAAGGGGGAGTTAGTAGCTTCAGCTAAAGATACTTTTCTTCCGGCATCTTGCTGATCGTTTTGCTGATAATTTCGCATAGCTCTAAAGATATAACCAACATAATCTCTATTGGTTTTAGCGCCTTGCTTTACAGCCTTATCAAATAGCTTTCGTAGATTTGTTCGTGAGAAAACTGTTTTGTTTTCTTCATACATTACTGTTCCGTCTTTATCTCTAGCAACTTCGTATAGCAACGGAACAACATCTTTTAATGAAGGATCTGCTTTAACAGCTTCCTGAATAGCCTGACTATTAATGATTCTAAAATTATCAGCTGCTTCAAAGGTAGTTAATGGAGCATCAGCATTACCTACAGGATTAAAGTCAAGTGGTAGATACCGTTCATTTGTCACATTGATGACATCTTGGGCTGACAAGGGACCAACATTTGGAGGTCGTTCTGTAGAATAATCTACATACCTAATTGCTGGCTTACCCCGTTTAGCATCTAAGTATTTACTAATACTAAGATTGAGTCTATACTGATCCATTCCTTGGGTATCTGTTTCAGCCTTGATAAACATCATTGGAGTGTTGTCATCTAGCTTTGGAGAGAATGCTCCGAAGTTTCTTTGTGAGTCACCAACAATAAATGGAAAGTAGTCTTTACCAGACTTTCCTTTTAGCTGTCTAATCTTTAATGGAATACCACCAGTAGGTGCGCCCATAAAACTAAACATAGCTGGATTAGTATCAAATTCTAAGACAGCATTATCAGAGCCGTCGTTAAAATCCGTATCATCCCACACTTGTTTAGCAGCCATTAATCTATCTTCAAAATCCGCGACTATGTTTTGTCTACCTTCGATTACAACTTTACCTGTTTGTTCCATTGCAGCAGGAGAAGAAGCAACAGTCATTCTTAAGATTTGACCAAAGGTTAGAGGATCTTGTGTTCTAGCGGCCACCCTAGCTTTTGTCTTTGGGTCTTGATTCACAGTTACTGCAGCATCGTAGATTGCTTCAAGCACTTCTAAATCAACTTGTGGGTTGATTCTTCTAGCCGTATCAAAAGCAATTTGTTTTTCGTCTGCTGCGTTTCTGTTAGTTGCCCACTGAGTTTCATATAGATATGAATTAGCAATAACACCATCAACAATATTTGGATCTTCTTTAGCAGCCTCTTGTAGTTCTGGAAGATCCTTTAGCATCATTGGATCTTCTTTAATAAGTTGTCTTGCTTTATTAACATGACCCAACCCGCGAGAGTAAACAATAAGAGGACTTCCTGTGTTTGGGTTTTGAGTTACAAAGTATCCTTCGGTAGTGATTACTTCTTTAAAGATACGCTTCATTGTTTCTTCTTTTAACTCTGGGTCGTTTGCGTATAAAGATGGATTTGAATCCATCATTGTAGAAACCCGAGCTAAAGCATAAACCAATACAGGGTTATCTTGTAGTAAAGCGGATGCAGTCAGTCCGTCTGTATCAGTTAAATCATATGGACCTTTAGTAAGACTAAGTGCATTGTCTTCAACAGGAAGTTCGTATTGCTGAGCAATTTCTGTTAGGGTTGCTGTTAGCTCTTTATACTTAGCAACTTCAGTTGGCCTTGTAGCTACACCAGCAATTGTAGGACTTAAACGAAGCTTTTGAATTGCTGTTGCGTTTGTTCTTAGCACATCTCTGTTTAATCCAGTAATGCTTGGCATGCTGTCTTTACGACCACCATTAATAAAGTGTTGCCGTAGCATTGAAAGCATTAACCTATCATCTTCTTCTAGACCGCTCAATCCACTGATAGTTTGTGTTGCTGTATGATCTGGTAACTGAGCTAATGCAATAGCTGTATAAGCAGTTAATCCTGCATTAAGCTGTGGATTCTTTGCTGCTTGCTTAAGTGCCCCTTCAAAGAATGCTGTTGGTTGACCACCAGCACTAAGTACAGCAGAGTTGTCACCATAAGCTTCTTGATCAATCCTGAAAGCAAGTTCTAATTGTTTTTCAGGAAGGGCTTCAAGAGCTTCGGGAATTAAAACCCAATTGTTGTTTTCATCTCTTTGAACAACAGGGGTTTCAACCCCGTTAATCATTGCTGTGTAAGGAACAGTTGGAGTTCCATCTTCAGTTTCTTGGAAACCAATAATTGGATACCCATCTTTGGTTGGGAGTGGAGCGTTACCAGTAAGAGCAAGAGGCTCTAGTTTATCTGGTCGCTTTCCAATATCAGAATTCTTCCATGAACCAAACTCAGACTTTTCTTTTTCAAGTCCGTTTACTACTCGCTGTGTATCATAAAGCAAACGACTAGATCTTGTATCAAAATCTCTTAAAGAGTTTCGTGCAGTTAGAGCTAGTCGCTGATAGGCCATTCCATACTTTTTAATTTCAAACTCATCTGCAAAGTATTCATCTGTTTCTAGTGCTGTGCCTGATTCAGATAAAAACTTTTGCCGAAGTTCGGTAATCTTATTGTTTACATTATCAATGCTTTGTTGTGGAGTAATTCGCTGAGCTGGATCTTTAGCGTATAGTAAAGAACTTTGATTATTATAGAATGTGTTTAATTCACTTTCATACTTATCTTTTAGTTCTCTAACAGCATTACCTTTAGACTCAATAAGATAGTTGAGGGTGTTTTCAAATAGAGTACTTGCTGTCTTTGCAGCCTCGGCCCCTAACGCATCCCATGCAATGCCGGGATCAACGGTGTAGATGGGCTGACCAAATACAACCTGACCTTCCTGATACACCTGTGCTTGCTGAGCGGGAGGAACAAAGGTAGCCTGTGGACCCTGCTCAAATACTGTTTGCTGTAGCGGTACTGTTTCAGCCATTGTTGTTTTCTCCAAGCATATTGCCGTATTTGCTCATTGCTGTATAGATAGTCTGAGCAAGGTCTTGATAAGTCTTAACTCTCTTTGCGGAGATTTCACCCTTTAAGCCACGGAGAATTTCTTCTTGTGGGTTTGATTCAGGATTCATTGAGAAAGCCTCGCCCCAACGATCAAGCGTAAACTTACCGTCCTCAAGCATACGACTCGCCATCTTAGCGGACATCTGCTCTTCCCGGTTGATTGTGCTTTGGTTGGTATAGATCTTTCGTTCAACAGCCTGCTTAAAGTAAGGTGTTGTTGTTTCTTTGATTCGTAGTTGTTCTTCAGCAGAGGGCGCTCCATAAGGATCATCCGATAGGATTTCATTCCTACCTTTGATTGCAAAGCTAGGTACAAACTCTTTGCCATTCTTATAGACTCCAACTCTGCCGTTTACGACAGCGCCAATATCCAGAAGATTCATTTGCTCAAGCCGAACCATGTCGGCAGTATGATCCTCAATGGAAACATCGGGATCAAGTTGAGCGTTGGCTAGGAATACATTGGACCTAACCTTGACATCTTCTTCATATACCTTGGTTGCTTTGCTATAGTTGGCATTGGCAACAACGGTAGATAGTTTCGCTAGCTCTGGCTCTAACACAGGCTTAACCCATTCTGGAGCATTGGCTAGCTGGTTTCGTAGATAGAACTCTTTACGAGATACACCAGAGATTTGATTTAGTTCTCTGGCGGTAATGTTAATGTAGTCTTGCTTAGTGCCCTCTAGACCTCTAGGATTAATCTTCTGGTACTGATTCCAATAAAAGTTTTTGGCTTCTGGAGTCATACCAGAGATATCGACTGTCTTCTTAAAGTAACCAAACTGACTATCCTTGTTATTGGGATACATCTTGGCAGCTAAGTCAGTAACCTTTTTGATCTGGTTGATCTCTTTGTTAATTATCTGTTTGTTTGGGTCTTCTTCAATTGGGGTAATTGATACAGCCTGCTTAGCGATCTGGGCTAAGGATTGATATAGATCTTTAGTAGCCATTAGAATCCTCTTATTGCTTGTCTAGCTGCAAGTTGTGAGGCAGATAGAGATGCGTCAGAACCATTACCACCAAAGCCTCCACCACCGCCACCGCCGTATTGTAGTTCGGCCTGATAACCAGCAGCAAAGCCTTGGATGCCTGCGCTAATGAGTCCGGTTGTTAGAGCGGAGCTAGCAGAATTTACAATACCGCCAGTTGATGGTAGGTAAGTTACCTGATTGGGGAACATGGTGTCGGCTCTCTGAGCCAAACGACCAGCCTGCTGTGTTTCGATATCCCGATAGGCATTACGATAGGTAGTCTTCATGGCTAGCATGTTCTTGCCTAGAGCTTCCATGTTCTGTCGGAACAAGGCTCTGGCTGTACCGCTGTCGCCACTAATGCCCTTACCTTGCATAGCAGTAAGGAAGGCAGCATTGGCTAGATTGGTTTGCTTGCTAAGGGTTCCCTTTTGGTTCTGGAAGTTGCGGTCTAGATATACTTCCGCAATGGCTCGTTCCTTGTTTGCAGCCTGCTCAACTTGAACATTACGCTCAAGTGCGGCTTGGTACTGCCGTAGTTGATTTCGGTTCTGTGCTTCTGTTTGCCATCTGTTTCTAAAGTTTTCATTACGCTGCTGAATTAGTTGGGCCTGATACTGAGCGTTTGCTTGGCTTGATGCACCAAGGGCACTAAAAACACCTTGTACTAACGCCAGACCACCCATCGTCAGAGAGACAGGATCTATCGCCATTTGTTTTGCCTTTTTAAAATTGAACTTCCAAAGCCATTTGTCTTTGGAGTCTTTCCATTCAATAGGATAGCACCGGAGATTCTATCACCCAATAGGGCAATACCTCGACGGTTGCTCATCCATTCCTTGATCTGAGCTTTGTATTCTTCTCTCTGCTTCTGTTCCATCTCACGGTCTGGGTCTATTGCTAGAGCATCAGTCCAATAAGAAACAGCAGCAGCAAGAACATCCACACGATCATCGTGCTTTAGTGCCCCACGCTTTTCTTGCAGGCGTGTGATTTGAATCTGGTTTTCCTTATCCTGAATAGCCTGAGTATCAATGACCAGCCGATGCTGAGCCATTACTGGTTCTAGGATGGAAAGGATTCGGGCTTCCTTTTGACCGGATACCTTGTATTCTTCTATAGCAACCTGACCGCAGTTCTGAGCGATAACAGGCGATAGTACTTTACCAAACATACCGTCACCATAGTTAGACTCAAAGCGGATTAAATTAATGTCGTATTGGTTTACGAGCTTGCAGATTTGCTTAAGGGTGGGTGTATCATAGCCTCCCTGAATTCCTGTGAGTTCATGTATGACAATGTAGCCGTGGGCAAAAGACGCAATACAGATTGCAGTCTCGTCCGCACCGCGACCTGAAGGGTCGATAAACATGGCCGTCTGTGTATACGGGACAAACTGAGGTTCGATATGCATTGGTTCATAAACCAAATCTCCCTTCATTCCAAACGAGGATACTCGCTTGTTTACTTCGCTTTTAGCATGAACAACCTTTACTGGAAAGACTTCTGGATCTACATCCAACACAATTAGATCTTCCAATCGTAGTGGATATTTCTTTTGATCCGCAGAAGAAGTCATCAACCGATAGTGCAAGTCAAAGTTGGTAGGCCCAATCTTTGCTTCAATCTCAGCCAGCTTCTCTGTAGGAAATCTTTCGGGTTGTGTAGACTCTCCTGCCTCAATACCTAGATTAAGAATATAAGAATCAACATCTTCTGTTTCTTCTATGCTGCTTAGATCTGGCATGACTGCAGGGAACTTAATAATTTTGTAGATACCACCAAGTTTGTTGTACACAGAATCCTTGGACTGTGGTGTACCTAGGAATCTAACTTGGGTATCTTCGTGCTTGTTGATTACATTCTCCAACTCCAGACATCTTTCCCACAACTTTTCTCTAGCCTGTGGGCTGTCTGAGTTTTCTGGAATCTCAATGTCATCACAAATAATCTTGTCTGCGTGTAGACCTGTGATCTGGCTAGTAATGCCTCGGGCGGTCATAGACAAGTCCTGTCCAAACTTAGTTCTAGCATTTACATTAAATCCAAATGCAGAGTCTTTATCAAACTCTTGGGGTTCCAAATGTTTCATGTAAGGAACCTGAGTTAGGATGGCACGGGTCTGGCTGATAAACTTAATAGCCTTATCCGCTGCCGCTGAAAGTACAAGTATTGTAGTATTGTGGTCTTTCAGGAGAAGCCACGATGCATAGCATGCCATGATAACGGACTTGCCATCCCCTCGGCCTGCCTGCAATATAAAGTTATTCGGACCTTCCTGCAGCCTGTTAGCCATAGCGTACTGCTTGGGGGTGGGTTCCCCTAGGCCCAGATACTTAAAACTAAAGTAGAGGTGATTTCTGAAGTCCTCTACGACTTCCTTGGGAGCCTGCATGGTTTGCCTCCTAGGGCGGCTAGAATGCCCTATAAACGATTCTTGAGTCAAGGGGGCTACCGTGGCCCATTATAACAATAGAAACGCCCTATAACCCAATTAAGGGCCATAGGGCGGAAGAGAGACTAGACTGTCTCTGACTTGAACTTGAACGGCATCTTAGACTTCATAGTGGCCTCTAGGGTATCTAGAGTACTATGGCTAATACCATCCAATGCCTCCCGGTTGTCGTTTACGATACCACGGACAACCGTGTATAGACCGGGAGTGCATTTGGTGTCATCCTTAAGATCGTCCAGTAGACGCTCAATAAGGCGACTGTTGAGAAGATTGATTAGTTCTTTGTTCACTTTTTCTTGAATAACTCAGGTAGCTTGGTTACTGGAACGACAGAACCAGCAACATAGCCTACGAAAAAGAGCATAACTCCAAACCAAACTGAACCTAGAAATGATGCCATATTAGTGTCCTTTCACTTTTTTGTATGCTGCATCGAACGCAGGATCTTGCGCTCTAAATGCAGCAATGGCTTCTCGTATAGTTGTAGGATCTTCTTCATCCTTGACTTCAGCTAACAACTTAGCCTGCTGGAGTTTTCGATCTGGAATAAAGAATCCAAATGAATAGACAATCTTTTTAATTAGACTGCCTATTCCGGTGTACCATAAAAGTACGCATACACCAATGATTGCTAGGGCAATAAAGCCATAGCTAATCATGTCTGCCCACCAAGGGGTAATATCTGTAATGCTGCCAGCAGCTTTTGCAATATCTGCAGACTCACCTATGATTCGGTGGGCATGCTTATGGGCGACTTTAATATCTTGAGTTTGTAGAATCGACATTGCTTCACGCTGAATGACATGGTTGCTTGTGGATACGGATTGAACCGAAGAACATCCAGTCAGCAAAAGCAAGAAGACATAACGCATTAGGCTTTCTCCAGCATTTCTACGCGATGGCGTAGTGCCTTCAAGTCACCCACAACGCCAATTAGATTCTTGCTATGTTCGATATCGGCCTTGACTAAATCCTTAGTAATGTCTTTAAGTTGCCGCAGTTCTTCTGCGTTTGATTCGATCAAGGCTTCTCTTTTTCCCAATTTAATTATTACAGTTACTACGCCAATGGTGAGAATCGCCAGTTGCATAGCAGATACATATAGTGCTAAGTGATTCTCAGCCATAGTTGTTCCTTATTAAATAATTTGATAATACTCAATCATAATAGCTCCACCAACACCACCTCTAGCGTTCGCACCATTGATTCCTTGTTCTCCTGCACCTCCCGCACCGGGTAATAAACTTGTAGATGATAAACTAAAAGTTTGTGCAGCTGTTCCAGAAGTAGCGCGTTGAACCAATAAAAATGTTGAGTCCAACTGTAGTAGTAAATTATCACTCCCAAATAATTGAAAATCGGTAATTAATGTTACACCTGATGGTAAAGTTCCAACTGAAACCGTACCCCGTGCGCCACTAGTTCCATTTTCTCCACCCGGCGATCCTAGTCCAGCACCCCCACCTGTAGCTGTTATACCTAAAAATGTAGTACTTCCGCCTGCTGTTCCGTTTCCATCATTATTACCAGTTCCTCCAGCTCCTATACTATAAGAATAAGAAGTATTTGGGGTTACTGTTAAAGCTAAAGTTCCTCTTCCACCAGCACCGCCACTACCACCAATATATTGTGGGGATACTCCCAATCCTCTACCACCACCACCGCCACCACCATAGATAGTTACAGTAATATCTGAAACATCAGACGGAGCTGTCCAAGAGCCAGAACCAGAAGTAAACCATGTAGTAACTTTTTTAATTTTAAGACTTGATTTAGCTGCAGTAACAGCGCCATCAGCAATACCAGCAGTGGCTACTTGACCAAAACCAAGAGTTGTTCCTGATCTACGCAACACATGTCCATCAGTTCCTGCAGCAATATCTGCAGGATCACCTGATGAGTTAGCAGACCTACCAATTACAGAGAGAGCTGCGCTATCACGAAGGTCAGCATCAGTTACTGTATTAGCACCAATAGTTGCAGTAATAGTTACATCGGCTGATCCGTTTACAGAAGCAGATCCACTTAGATCTCCTCCTAAACTTATAGTTCTGGTTGTTGTCCATGTTGCTGCAGTAGCTACATTTTTTGCACTATCTGCGGTGTTATCGACATTACCCAGACCTACATCACCCTTAACTAAAGTAACAACTCCGGTCTTACCAGCTACGCTATCGACGGCTCCTGAAGTAATGTAGATATATGCAGAGCCAGACCAACGATAGGTTTTATTGGTATCTAGTGCTACATAGATTTTACCTGTTTCTCCAGTTACGGGGAAGCTAGCAAGGTTAGCGTATTCTAATACATCATCAACAAAGCTTGGCAACCGAGCTGCATCTAAAACACCAGAAGTAATCTTAGAAGCGTCTAAGTTTGGAATATCCGTAGAAGCTAATGTTGTTCCAGCAGTTGTTCTACCTTTAGCATCTACAGTAACCTTAGTATAGGTTCCTGCAGTTACACCAGAAGCAGCAAGAGTTGTTGCAAAGCTTCCAGTACCAGAGCCAGTAACATCTCCTGTTAGAGTGATGGTCTGATCTCCAGTATTAGTGCCGCTTACTGTAGCGTTTCCTGAAACAGTAAGGTTTCCACTAAGAGATAGGTTTCTATCAGCATCGTTTACTGTTAGGTTTAGAGTTCTATTTGCAGTAAGATTATCTGTATCAGTAATCTTCAGATAGTGACTAGGTGTAGTATCATCTTGTAGATGGATATCACCAAAGTATGCATTCTGAGTACTACTGGTTGAATTAGATAATGCATCAGTAATACCATACCCAGATAGTGTTGTGGGGTTTGTTCCCGCAGTTACTCTGCCTTTAGCATCTACAGTTACCGAGTTATAAGTTCCTGCAGTTACTCCAGAGTTAGCAAGAGTAGCTGTTCCTGTTACATTGCCTGATCCGTTGAATGAGGCTGATGTCCATGTAACATCTCCGGTCATACCGATGGTACGACCTGTTGCAAGAATACCAGCACTATCCGCATAACCAGCTTGGATCTTTCTCCATGTGCTTAATGAGTTATTTTCATTAAAACGAACAGATAAGTATGGGGTAGTGCTGTTTCGGTCTACTGCCATATACATACCATAAGATCCAGCACCTGTTGCTGGATACTCAGACCCTAATCCAGTATATAGTGAGTAGTATTGACTTGCACCTGTTCCGGGTCCATTGGTTGATCCCTGAACATATCGCCAACCAAAACCATAGGATGGTGTGGTAGCATCAAAACTTGTTCTTGTAGAGTGGGTTTCACCTGAGTTATTGAATATGGCAGCTAACGGTGTTCGTGCTAGATCTAAAGTTCCTGAAGTAATCTTAGAAGTATCTAAGTTAGGAATATCAGTAGAAGCTAGAGTAGTTCCAGAAGTAGCTCGGCCTTTTGCATCAACGGTTAGTTTAGTATAAGTACCAGCGGTTACACCAGAGTTTGCTAAAGTAGATGTTCCAGTAACATCAGCAGATCCATTGAAAGATGCTGAGGTCCATGTTACATCCCCTGTCATACCAATAGTACGACCTGTAGCTAGTGTGGTTGCTGTGCTAGCGTTTCCACTTAGGCTTGCTGTAATTGTTCCGGCACTAAAGTTTCCTGATGCATCTCTTGTTACTAACTTAGAAGCTGTGTTTGTGCTTGTAGCGTAAGTAGAAAGGTTTGCACTATTTAGGAACTGAATCCACGAAGTCCAAGTACTATTATACTTACCCCGCATCCACATATCATTACCGGGAGTACCATATGATATAGCAAGTTGAGTTACATTACCTGTTCCACTAACTCCAGCATACTCAATATTTAGAGGATGGAAGTAACTACCAACTGATGGTGTTGGACCATTTGTTGCATTACCTTGAAGTAAAGTAGGACCAACACCGGGAATTAGGTTTGTACTATCATTCCAATCTAATGTTCCACCTGTTCCTTGTGTTGCAAAACTTCGTTTAACAAACTCTGTTGTTGCTAGTGTTGTTGTTGCGGATGTTTTAGCTGGAGTAGTCGTAGCAAGAGTTAATGTACCAGAGGTTGTAATAGGACTTCCAGTAACAGTAAGACCTGTGGTTCCTCCTGACAAAGCAACTGAAGTAACTGTACCGCTTCCCGCAACAGTAGCATTTACCCAATTTGTACCGTTGTATTGTAGGACTTGATTTGTAGTTGGGGATGAAATAGAAACCCCTGTTAAACTACTTAATGCATGGGTATGCCCAACAGTAGATACTTCAAGCATTGAAGCAGTACCATTATCTCTTTTGAAGTACATCTTACCATCAAAAGTGTTAATGGCTAGCTCCCCCAGAGCAACATCTGTTGTTAGGGGAACTTTACCATTAACTGCAGATCTTTTTAGTTTAATTTGTTGTGCCACTTAAGTCTCCTATATAGGCTGGCTATTGTTTAATTAGAAAGTACCGCCGTCGATGGTATCAGTCCAAACAGGAACTCCGCTAGAGTTGTGTGACAGAATCTGTCCAATGCTGTTTGTTGAATCCCAAGTACCAGCAGCTGTTACTCCTAGTGCGCTTGTGTTGTTACCATAGACAATACCGTTTGTTGTAAAGCTTGTCTTGGCTGTACCACCTGAAGCGATTGGAAGAGTACCAGTAGTAAGAGCAGAAGTGCTAGTAGCATATACCGCACCACCGCTTGTGAATGCAGTTAGACCTGTACCACCAGAAGCCGTAGGAAGTGTTCCGGTTGTTAGTGCTGAAGTACTGGTTGCGTAGACTGCACCACCGCTAGTAAAGGATGTTAGTCCTGTACCACCACGGTTTGTTGCAATTGTTGTAGCATCCCAAGTACCAGTACCAATTGTACCAAGAGTTGTAATTGAAGTCTGGCCTACATAGGTAGACGCAATATCAATACTATCAGCGTTTACTGTGATGCGGTTTGTTGTACCACCAACATCAAGGGTGTTACCACTCTTAGTAAGACCACCACCAGCAATTACCTGACCAGCACCAGTAAACTGAACAAAGGTTACAGCGGTTGAACCAAGGGTTCCACCAGCATCAATGGTGCAAAGATAGCCATTGTCTGCATTAACTGTGCCCTGCTCTACGAATACATAAGCAGAGATAAGCTCAGCCCAAGTATCTGAATCGTTTGCTCTGGCCCATGTACTAGCTGCGACAACATAGATACCGTTCTGGCTTGCAGTAGACTGATCCTTGACCAGAATACGATCACCAGCTACAAGAGCAATACCATCAATGGTCATTGTTCCTGATAGGGTAGCAATGTTAGCTGTAGTTGCAGCTCTTACGGATTGCTTGGGATCTAAACCCTGTGCAACTGAGTCAACATATCCCTTGTTTGCAGCATCAGAATCTAAAGTTGGGGTAGCAAGATTGGTAATCTTAAAGCTAGCCATAGATACATCAGCATTAGGCGCAGTCATTTGATTTAGTCTGCTTGTTCTAACCTGAGTATCAAAGTCTGAAATCTTAGCCGCTGTTAGAGTTGGAATATCTGCAGCAACAAGTGAACGGAAGGTTGGAGTACCAGTAGATCCGTTTGGCGAAGCAAATACAAGATTAGTTGTCTGGTTTGCTAGGGTTGCTGTAAGAGTTCCAGAAGAAGTTACAGGAGAGCCAGTAACCGTAAAGATAGCAGGAAGCGATAGAGCTACGCTAGTAACCGTACCAACTGTAGTGCTGTAGTTTAAACTCTTGACCCATGCTGTTGTAGCAACTTGAGTAGAGTTTTCACTTGTATTGAGTGTTCCTGAATAAAGCAAACCGCCGCTGAATGTTTTAGTACCAGCGACTGTTTGACTTACATTGCTTAAGCGTAAGTATTCGCCAGATCCAGCAACAGCAACAACGAGTGGAGTATTATTATTGTATTTACCAATATATAATGTATCATCCATTTCGTTGTAAGCAAGCTCACCAACAGCCAAAGATGCTGGTGCGCCTGTTGCGCCTGTTATGCGCCTTTTAATACGAATTGTATTAGCCATTTATTTTGTCCTTTTAAAAGCTGCCGCCATCTAATGGCGATCCACTTACGATTGTATCGACAGTAGAATTAAAGTTTGTTACATCATTACTGACATGGGTATGATAAAGAGGAGTACGAGCATCTGTAAGTCTCGTATCGTTTCCCATAACCACTTCAGTAGTGCTTGCGTTTCCTGTGACTGGAACATCTTTTGTTACCACAGTTCCAAAACCAAGGGAAGTTCGCGCTGCCTCGGTCGTGGCGGCGGTAAGCACACCACGACCGATAGCAGTACTATCCGCGATATATTCTGACTTAGTAAATTCTGGGTTTACTCTGACAAGAATTTTTCCATTGTTGTTTTGACTGTACTCACACCAACCTATTTGTATCTGTAAATTAGGTGGGCTTGGTTCTGTTGAAGTCAAGCCACCATAAACAATAGGTGATAGGTATATAGACTGTCCTTCAACAAGGCTGCTAGTATTTAAACCAGAAATAACGCCTTGGGTAATTACTAAACCTGTGCTGTTATTTGGAATTGCTGCTGCGGTTACTCCAACAACATCTGCTGTAGAATAGGCATCAGCCCTAGCAAGAGCAATGGTTGCTACTTGGTTGTGAGAACCATTAATATATACAACAGATCCTTTTGGGATTGTTGCACCACTACGGTTACTAACTAAAGCTCCTACAGTATATTCAGTAGTCGATAAAGTATTACCAACTAGCTGAAGACCATCTCCAATAATTATTTCACTAGGTTCAGTTGAATTACTTGGACTGCCTAATAAGCGTGAGTGTGTACTGAAGTTTTGCAGCTGAGCAAAAGTTACAGTATCGTTTGGTATAAAAAGATTTACCGGACTTAGATTTGACCAAGTGTTTACTCCATCGCCTACTTTAATGTAGTTGTTGGTAGTATCTAGTCCGACTTCTCCAGAAGCAAGGATAGGGTTTTGTGTTGTCCAGTTCGCTGCTGTGTCTCGTCTTATACGAAACTGTATGAGAACAGACATAAAGACCTCCTTTATGGATTAATCAGATATACACTACCTAAGTCAAATGCATTTCCTGCATCAAACACTAAAGTATATGTAGCAATTACTTGAGAAATATCTGTTGGTTTCCAGTTTAAACCATTAAACAATAACACACTATTTAACTGTGGATTGTCTACTTGTAGGTTTAAAAAGAAATCCGCATTTTTAGAACCGACTCTATATCCTAATTCTGTTAAACTTGTGTCGGTATAGAAGGATGACATAGGATTATTCTATTACTTGATACCAAATTATAATAGCACCGGATACACCGCCACGGGCATTATTACCTAATTGTCCTAGTTCACCAGCACCATTAGCACCGGGTCTAGATGTACTTGTATAGCTCCATGTTATTGGTGCTGTTGTTGTGGAATTACTACCACTACTACCACCATCTAAAATACTTCGTAATTTAGGTGAATATATGGTTGTTGAGCTTATTAAAGTAACTCCACTTGGTAGAGTTCCTATATTAAATACACCAGAAGCAGCACTTGAAGGAATACTAGTCTCTGTTACTATAGCAGAACCACCAGCGCCACCAGTACTTGTTAATCCTAATATTGTAGTATTTCCCCCTGCTGTCCCAACTCCCTCATTTGATCCGGTTCCACCATTTCCAATAGTATAAGAATAACTAGTATTTGGTACGACCGTTAATATAGCAGAGCCTGCTCCACCTAAACCACCAGATTGTCCGTTATAAGCAGGAACGCCTCCAGCTCCTCTATGTCCACCGCCACCACCACCAAATAAACAAACTTCAATAGTAGATACATTAGCAGGAACTGTCCATGTTCCAGAACCAACAGTACTTAATACTACAAATACTTCTTTAACTTTAAGGTTTGTTTTAGCAGCAGTTACCGCACCATCAGAAATCATGTTTGTAGAAACTTGAACAGCTTCTACAGTTCCTGATGTTGTACCAAGTACACGATTTGCAGCAATGTTAGCAATCTTAGCTGTGGTAATAGCGCCATCAGAAATGCTTCCAGTACCTAGAGTACCAAACTGTAATGTACCGCCTGTACGATGAAGAACTTGTCCATCTACAGAAGCAACAATATCAGCAACATTGCCAACAGTGTTAGCAGATCGTCCAATTACAGAGGTAGCTGCTCCTGTTCTTAGCTTGGAATCAGTTACTGCATTGTCTGCAAGCTTAGCACCAGTGACCGCAAGGTTTACAATCTTACTAGTTGAGACAGCATCATCTAGAAGCTGACTGTTTCCGATGCTGATTGCACCTAGCTTGGCTGCAGTTACTGCACCATCGGCAATCATATCGGTCTGAACCTGAACTTCAGTATATGCTGAGCCTAAAGTTGTAGCACCTAGGACACGGTTTGCTGTTGTGCTGAGTGGAAGCTTAGCAAGTGTAACATTGTTATCAGCAATCTTAGCTGTAGTTACAGCATTGCTAGCAATCTTAGCATTGGTTACTGCATTGGAAGCCAGCTTATCTGCAGTAATGGCAGAGTCAACAACCATATCAGTAGCAACCTGTACTTCGCTAACTGCGCCGCCAGCTGTGGTAGAACCAAGGAGTCTGTTTGCAGTTGCAATAGCCTGAATCTTACCATAGGTTACTGCGTTATTAGCAAGTAGCCCTGTAGTAACAGCAAGGTTAGCAATCTTGGCTGTTGTTATATTAGCATCCGCAAGCAATGCGGTTGTAATGTTCCCGTTACCAATATTAGCTACGGCTGCTCCAGAGGCTAGTTTAGCCGCTGTGACATTGCCATCAGCAATTTTAGCTGTAGTAACTAGACTATCAGCAAGCATATCGGCATTAATCTGAACTTCAGATACAATACCACCTGCTGTAGTAGAACCAAGGACTCTGTTGGCTGTAGCAACAGTCTGTAGCTTGTTATAAGTTACAACACCATTAGCAAGCTTATTGCTTGTTACAGCACCGTCTGCAAGCTTAGTACTTGTTACAGCAAGGTTATTAATCTTGGCTGTTTCAACTGCACTATCGGCTAGTTTACCAGCAGTGATTGCCAAGTTAGCAACCATGTCTGTGGCGACCTGTACTTCAGCAACATCAGCATTGGCTGTGGTAGAACCAAGCAACCGATTGGCTGTGGCTACCTTCTGAATCTTTGCATAGGTTACTGAGTTATTGTCATAACCAGCAGTGCTATGGGTGTGAGAAGCAGAAGCAAAGGCTGTGGATGGCTGAGTAGCTGCAGTACCTAAACCAAGAGTTGTTCTTGCATCGGCTGCAGTAGCATCATCAATAAGGCTAGCACCAAAGGTGCTTACAGAACTTGTATTGACTTTACCATTGAGGGCAGTCTGTAGACCAGTTACATCATTAATAACATGTGTATGGCTACTTGCTGCTTTACCATCCAAAGCTGTCTGCAGATTAGTTACATCAGAGATAGCATGAGTATGGGATAGAGCAGCCTTGTTGTTTAGTTCTGTTTGTAGGTTAGTTACATCTGAAATAACATGAGTATGTCCAACATTGGTCTTACCATCAAGAGTTGTCTGAAGGTTGGTAACATCAGAAATAGCGTGGCTATGAACTGTGTTGGCCTTGCCATCAAGACTTGTCTGTAGATTTGTAACCTGTGAAATGGTGTGAGTATGGCTAGCTGCAGCAAAGGTTGTAGAAGCCTGAGTTGCGGCTGTACCAAGACCAAGGGTTACTCTCATGCTAGCAGCGTCTGTATCATCTAGAACTGTAAGAGCAAAGCTACTGATTTGGGAATCATCAACCTTAGCATCAAGCGAAGCCTGTAGGTTTGTGATATCACTAATAGCGTGTGTATGTGCAACTGGTGTTCTAGCGTTAGTTAAACGGCTATCGGAACCAGTAACAACTTCACCACTAGCGGCATCACCTAAAGTTGAAACATTGAGAACAGCTGAAGTACCTAGACCAAGTGTTTGTCTTTGGGCGCTTGCTGAGGTATCATCAAGTAAGTCACGGCCAGCTGCAGTAAGAGTGATTTCTTCTACATCTCCGCTTCCTGCGGTTGCTCGTCCTAATAGACGATCTGTAGCAATGTTTTGCATCTTAGCAAAACTTACAGAATCATTAGCAATCTTAGAACCATTGATAGCGTTGTTTACAACTGTCCATGTATTACCAGCAATTGTAATATCACCATAAGTTCCATCAGCAAGAATAGCTGAAGGAGCTACAGGATCTCCAACCTGACTGATTGTAATACCACCGGGAGAGTTGCTAATAGCAATGTTTGTACCAGCTGTGATTGTAGCTAGGCTAAATCCTGTGTTGTTTCCAATGAGGATTTGACCGTTTGTTGGGGTAGTTGAAACACCAGTACCACCCCTAGAAACAACTAAAGTACCACTAGTAATATCAGCAGCAGAATGCGTATGAGTTGTACTAGCTTTGCCATCAAGTGTTGTCTGTAGGTTGGTTACATCACTTATTGCATGTGTGTGGGCTGTGGGTGTGCGGCTATTTGTTAGCCGTGTGTCATCGCCCATAACAACCTGAGTTGAGGTTGCGTTAACCCCAACAGCAGGAGCATTCTTTGAAGCCGCACTTCCAGCATCGGTAATGGCTGATAGTGTGTGCGTGTGGCTAGCTGCTGCAAAGGCTGAAGAAGCCTGTGTAGCTGCAGAACCTAGCTCTAAAGTTGTTCTAGCTGCTGCAGCTGTTGTGTCATCAATAAGAGTTAGACCAAATGCACTAATTTGAGAATCATCAATCTTAGCATCTAGTGCTGTTTGAAGACCAGTTACATCAGCAATGGCATGGGTATGCGTAGTGTTTGCCTTGCCAGCAAGGGTGGTATCAAGATTAGTGATATCACTCATTGCGTGGGTGTGGCTGCTAGCTGCCTTGCCATCTAGTGCAGTCTGTAAACCAGTTACATTGGCAATAGTATGGGTATGGCTTGTAGCAGCTTTATTATCTAGCTCTGTCTGTAGGTTAGTAACCTGAGAAATAGTATGTGTATGGACTGTTGCTGCTTTACCATCTAATGCTGACTGAAGATTTGTTACTTCAGCGATTGTATGGGTATGTGCAATAGCAGCCTTATTATCAAGGTTTGTTTGTAGGTTTGCTACATCTGCAATAACATGGGTATGTCCAACAAGAGCCTTAGCATTTAGCTCAGTCTGTAAGTTAGTTACATCTGAGATTGGATGGGTATGGGCAAGCGGAGTACGAGCATCGCTTAGACGAGCATCATTACCCTGACAGAAAGTGCTTACAGTTGTGCCGAATGTACCAGTAGAAATCAATCCATTGGAACCAGTAATGAGAGGAAGGTTTGGTGTTGTACCAATCTGTCCTGCGTTATTGATGGAGCCGTGGCTGTGGGTTGCTGGAGCAAACTCAGCTGTAGAAGATAGAGCCGCAGTTCCTAACTCTAGGTACTGACGCATATCTGCTACGCTGTTTTCATCAATTAGATTACGACCAGCAGCAGTAATAGTAATTGTTTCTACATTTCCTGTGCCTGCTGCTGCTCGGCCTAGCAAAGTATTGCTTGGAATTTGCTGCATCTTTGGGAAAGATACGGCATTATCAGCAACCATGTTTGTATTAACCTGTACTTCGGTTACTGCTCCATTTGCGGAAGTAGAACCAAGTACACGGTTAGCGGTTACGACTGTCTGTAGCTTATCGTAAGTAACAGCATTAGCATTAATAGCAGATGTTGTTACTGCTGATGCCTGAAGATTGGAAGAGCTTACAGAGCTGTTGGCTAGCTTGGCATTAGTTACTGCCGCAGTTGCAATCATATCAGTATTAATCTGTACTTCTGAGATATGACTATCGGCTGTTGTTGTACCTAGTACACGATTGCCTGTAATGGAACGCTGCATCTTTGAATAGATTACAGCATGATCCTCTAAATCGTTGGTAACTATAGCACCAGTATTAATTGTAAATGTAGTACCATTGCTACCAACGGTTAGGTCGCCCTTGTTGCCATCTGTAAGTGGCGTGGTTACATTGAGCTGCGTCCCAACCATAGATAGGCTGGAGCCTACAGTTAGTTCCTGTGGGTCGCCTGAGCCATTTGCAGAGCCACGACCAATAAGTCGTGAAGCTGCGGTGACATCCTGCATCTTGCTATAAGTAACAGCATTGGGATTAATTCGCCAGTCTGTATTTGGAGCAACTACTTCAATGTCATTTCTTTGACCGGGAGCAATAGGCTTAACATCAATTGTGTTTCCTACTACATCAAAGCCCGGACCTACTGACATCTCGCGTACATCGCGGAAGTTAATAGGATCAGAGCCTGAGCCAAGAAGCTTTAGTGGTCCGCTAAGATCCTGAAGCTTGGCAAAGGTTACTGCCTTGTTTAGAATCTTAGAACTAGTAATTGCGTTGTCTAGAATCTGTTCGGTGCTGACGCTGACAATTGTTACCTTGTTTAGAATTTCTTGGATTAGGAACAGAAGCTGTGTTGTGTTCAGGTTTAGCTGAGCAGTTGTTAGCTTGCTACCGGGAGTCCAAAGAACTAAAGAAGTATTACTGACGGTCTTACGGCGAACAATAATGTTGTCGCCTTCTCGTAGTTGTGGTACAGCAATTGTCTGAGTAGTACCAGCATTTGGTCCGCTGATTGGTACATAACTAAAGTTATATACATCAGGTCCAGAGGCGGGTAGGTTTACATTTACGATTCGGTTTCCAGTAGTATCGTAAGTAATACGATCACTTGGAATAATAAACACATTCTGTTTATCAACTACGGATACATTGGTGTCATTTAGGAAGTCAGGAATCGTGGCGGTTACGCCGTTTCTATCAATAGAAAAGATTCGCTCAACTTCTAATTGGGCATTGTGAGGAATACCGGGAATCAAATCCAATGTGTTATAAAGAATTGGATTGAAGGTGGTAGCTCCTACAGAATAGCCATAAGTACCTTGCGAAGTGACAACAGTTATGTTGGAATAACTCATGGTGTCTCCATTTATTAATTAATTGTAGAGTATTTCTGTTTGAATGTACCTTTGAATTCCATTGTTGAGATGTTTACAGGAGTAATATAGTCAGATACAATCTTTATATTGGTTGAATCTGAGTTACCAAAAACCTTGGCAACAAATTCTCCTTGGCCTTCATAGGGTTCTAGTGGAAGGCTATCTTCAGCAAGGGTGAAATCTGGTCTAATGGCAGTAAAGGAAGAAATTAATGGACTTCTACCTCTATGGGTAATTACAATATCATAATTACCTGTGTTGAAATGCCGGAAGACACCTGTTCGTAACTTAAGTACACCGTCTACAATACCACCATTCTGATCTCGGACAAAAAGTGGGCTTAATTCGACAGTCATTGTAAATGGATTGCCGATATAAACAAAGTTGTCATCGAAATCGTACTTACCAAGCACAACTACATTCAGATAGTTACCATCTGAACTGATAGATACAAGAGGAGGGAACGCTGTTCCGACCAGATCTTCAGGCTGTAGTCCTTCTTGAGCAAGATAGTTGGGGTCGTTTACCCAAGGCTTAGCAACAACAACCCTAAAGGTATCGTTAACACCATAGTTTGCTGCTGGTAGTCTAAAGGTTGTTTCATGTAGACCGGGATTGTAAGTTACATTAGGTTCATTCAAGCGGCGTAAAGTAAGGGACTGACCATTACTTAGACCGGGAACTTTAATTGTTTGTTGTATTCCAGTATTTGGCCCACCAATTGGAGTGTAAACAAAGTCATACACATCACCAGTAGCTGGTAGATTAATGCTGGTTATTTCTTTTGCTAGTTCATTAAAGAATAGACGATCATTAGGAATGATAAACAAAGCTGCTTTATCGGCAATGCTTACATTAGGATCGTTTAAAAAATCTGTAATGATAGTTGAATTGCCATCTCTATCTGCGGTAAAGATACGCTCTACTTCAATCTGTGCGCTGTGAACCTTGCTTGTGGTTGGATTCAAAGCAGCATAACTAATGTTAGAACTATCTGAATAAGTTACATTTAATTCTTCACCACCAATGTCAGAGTTAAGTTTAATCTTAAACATATGATCCATTCGTGGTACATCGTTTTTTTCATTCTGAAGCAGAGTTCGCTCAATAACAATCTTATTGTTTCTAGCAATAACAACATACAAGTAGTTATTATAAACTTGCATACTGTTTACTAAAGACTCTGAATCAAGAACATAGCGATAGA